AACCTTAACACTTTGCGAGTAGTACATTTACTGACCGCAATTCTGAAGTTATAGTCAACTAAAAACCTTCCGACCGAAATCAGAAGTAAAATCATTGTACTATATGTTAACTTCAGACCTGCGGTCAACGACATCCTTGTAAAACCTCAGGATACCGCTACGGAGACTATTTCCGTACTAAAAGAGGGATTGCTTACAGTGCAATTCTAAACTGATTTTAAACAAGTGAACTCTTGGGCATTTGCTCACAGTGCAATTCCAAAACAACTGGTTTTTTCTGGAGTTGTCTCTCCAAATCATTGCTCTCAGTGCAAGATTAAACTGGTTTTATTGAGTTGTCTCTCAAAAAACCCATTACACAGTGGGGTAAGACGATTCATCATAGAAAATTGGAGGTCCTAAATACCAAAAGCATGAGTAATCCTCGGCTGCTGCTGTATAAACAGGACACCATTCATCTGCACCAGACGATGGTTTCAATACCAAATGCATTAAATAAGAATCTTGAAACAAATCAATTTGAGTTGCTGCTTTATCCCTATTTTTAGAAGGTTTAAAACGATATGGTGAATAATAAGGCAATTCAATAGATGTCAATGGATTAACAGTAGAGCAGTTAATCGCACATCCATCCAAAGTAGCTCTCCATTTATTCAGCACATCTCCATATGATGTAGAAGGTGAAGACGAAGGAAGACTTTCGATCAAAGTTGCCGGAGCCTCCCAGTTTGCAGTTCTTGCTACATAGCCATATCCTTTTTGACTTTTACTATGAGGTGATAAATCAATTAAATACCTAACACCACCACGATGTGCTGCATATGCTGATGAAATATATCTCATAAGAGACATATAAACAAAATTATATGTTCCAGCAGATAATGTGCTGTTTGGAGCACCCCAAGCAGTGGGCGACGAAACGTAACCGGGCCACATTGGGTATAATGGTCTACGGTACAAATACTTTTTAAGTCCTGCTTGATCTCCTGGATCTAAGAATTCTAGCAAATTGTATCTCTTAAGAACTTGACGAAAAGATCCTACTGCCTCACCAAAATGGAAAAGTGAAGACGGATCATTCACTGGAATTTTATTTGCCATTACATCAACTGTAACATCTTTAGTTGGTTCTATTTGATCAGCAGCATGTGGTTCAATAGCTGCGGGCTGAACTTGCAAAGAATCATTAGTTACGCGCAATTTACGAATAACACTATCTGTTGGAACACTAACTTCAAAATCATCAAGCATTTTAACAAACATATTGATTTTAATGTCATTGTTAATTGTTGTGTTAGGAACTGTAAGTTCATTTACAACATAAACAGATAACGTTCCATTACCATACTTAACAGTAGATGCAGTGTATCCCAACGCAGACGAATCGGACTGTGAACGCCAACCATTCAATCCACGATGTTCTCTCCAAGTCGTTGCTTGGCCCCATCCTACGTCAACAGTAAAATCAGTCTCCTCACTAATATCAACAAGAGTAGTATAAGCAGTATTGTATTCTGCATCACCAATTCCACCTTCAGGATCGTAAACAATCTTCAGGCGGCCTTTGTGATATCCACTACAAACAACCATGAAACGAAATCGCATACTTCCACGCCAATATTTAAAAGGCATTACGGCAAAAGCAGGTGCAGGAAAATGTCTTTCGCTATTTATTACACGGTGAAGTGATGGATCAACAACACATTGCCAAAGTAAAGTTTCAGGGGTTTTACCTACAGTCCAATCAAATTGATTTAAATATGATTCGCGCGAAGCGACATATTGAATAGTCATTTGATCTTCAGATGGTAGACCTACTGTACTTGGATCTATGGATAACTCCTGTTTAACATCAAGAGTTAACTTGTTGACATCAGCTTGAACATTCGTGTTCGCCATATTGGATTTAGGTCGAGGCGTATAAACACCAACTTCGGTATTCACAGGTGAACTATAACCAAACAGAGTGGCAATGGCTCCAATGGTAGAAGCACCCATCTCTGTAGCTCTAGCAAAACGACCAATAACA